AACTCTAGATAAAATAGAAGATGATGTTGTTAGACTTGCTGGAAAGGAACTCCCCACTCAAGCAAGTAAATTAATAGAGTTACAGGCAGCAATAGCAATTAGACCTAAAATAAGAACAGTTTTACAAACAGAGTTTTTAGCTTGGGCAGATACTCTTACAAAAAAAGGTTTTAATAGACAGGCCAAAAGAATAGAAAGAGCTTTTAAAGGTATAGGCAATATACCTGTAGCCTTTCAAGAACTAACAAAAGGGGATCTAGCCTTAATACAAAATTTAAAATTACAAACATTCACTCAATTTAAAGATGTATCAAATACATTTACAAAACGACTAGCAGATAAGGTTTATCAAAACACTTTAGTTGGTAGAGAGTTTGTTGAGCTAGAGAAGGAATTACGTCAAACAATAAACGGCATATATAGTAAATCAAACGATGCAGAAGCACAACGATTAGCTGAATTTGTTAAAAAAAACAAAAACAAAAAGTCTATGCAAGTAAAGGTTGATAAAGCAGTACAAACCTTGCAGTCTAAATTTGGTAGAGATAGAGCTGGTGATAATATGAGAAAATACGCATCCCAGCTATTAAATGATGGTTTGCGTGAGTTTGATGCACAAGTAAATGCTTATAAAGCAGGTGAAGCAGGTTTAACCCATATTAAATACTTTGGTGATGTTATTCCTACAACAAGACGTATTTGCAGAAACATCTTAGGTGGTGTATATAAAAAACGAAGCAGTAATGTTTTCACTGTTGCTGAAGTTAGACGACTATGGTCTCAACAATCGTGGGATGGTAAAAAACCAGGCGATCCATTAGTTGTTAGAGGCGGATATAATTGTAGGCATCAGTGGTCTTACGTTAGCCCTGATTGGTATAACGAAGACGGACAATTAACAATATAGGAGCAAAAATGTCAGAAAAAGAACAGGTTAGTCAACCGCAAAAAGACGTTCCAGCAGTGGAAGTAAAAGAAACTCAAGCTGATAATAAAACTCAACCTCAGTTTACACAAGAACAGGTCGATAAAATTATACAAACTAGACTTGGTGCAGAGAAAACAAAACAAGAGAAAGCTCTAGCAGAATTACAAAAGCAAGATGAAGAACGTAAAAAGGAGCAAGAGATTAAGGATGCTAAAACAAAATCTGATCTTGAAAAACTTATGCAAGAGAGAATAGCAACAAAAGATGCAGATATACAACGTCTTCAAAGCTCTATCAAAAAAGAAAAAATAGATAACTCAGTATTATCTATCGCTTCAAAACATAAAGCTATAAACCCTGCACAAGTAGTTGAGCTTGTAAAAAACCAAGTAAGATTATCTGATGACAATAGGATTGAAATTCTTGATAATAATAACAATATCAGATATAACACTAAAGGTGAACTTTTTACGATTGAAGATCGTGTCGTAGAGTTCTTAGATGCGAACCCACATTTCCGTCAAGGGTCTTTAGCTGGATCAGGAAGCCAGTCAGCATTGGAAGGTAAAACTGTAAAACCATTTAATATTCAGGACTTAGATATGAGCAAGGCAGAAGATCGTAAGAAGTATGCAGAATATCGCAAACAAAGAGACACTGCTCCTGTTCAAATTAATTTAACAAATAAACAATAGGTAAACAACAATGGCAAACGAAAGCACAAGTTCTACACTATCGGAACTATACACAGAGATAGTGGCAGAGGCATTATTCGTAGCAAGTGAGAGATCAATTATGAGACCACTTGTAAGAAATTATGCCGTAACAGGTGGCGGAAAGTCAGTCGAGATACCAATTTATTCTGCGGTAAGTGCCGCAGCTGTAAGTGAGGCTTCTGATCTTTCAAACACAGCAATCGATCCAACTTCTAAAACAATCACTTGTTCAGAACATGGAATCATGACGACCCTAACAGATCTAGGTAGAAACGCAGCTCCAAGAAACGTTGCAGCAGATATCGGCAGACTGTTTGGTGAGGCAATTGCAAAAAACAAGACAAAGACTTAACAGCTTTATTCGGTGGTTTTTCAACAACTGTCGGTTCAGCTTCAACAGCTATGTCAGCATCTTTAATTTTCCAAGCAGTGGCAAAATTAAGAGCAGCTGGAGTACCAGGAGAGAATCTTTCTGCGGTAATCCACCCACAAGTAGCATTTGACTTGAAATCAGGTCTTACAAATACATTTGCTAACCCTAATCCAGGTGTTGGTAATGAAGCATTAAGAACTGGTCTAGTAGGTCAAATAGCTGGAGTGAATATATTTGAAACTTCAAATATGACTGACTCATCTAGTAACGATCCAGGAACAACTGGTGATTACAAAGGTGCAGTATTCCACTCTGATGCTTTAGGACTAGCAATGATGCAGGATCTTAAAATTGAAACGCAAAGAGATGCGAGTTTAAGAGCTGACGAGATTGTAGCAACAGCAGTATATGGAGTTGGCGAATTAGACGACTCTAAAGGTTGTGAAGTCGAATCTGACTCATCAATCCAATAATAATTGGATAATTTGTGAGGGTGGGAAACTGCCCTCACATCTAAATTGAACGGAGGAATTATGGATATTAAATTAACAAATGGTAAAAAAACTATTGTAAAACCAAAAAAATATTATGAAGCTAATATAGGATTTTATCAACGAAATGGTTTTGCTCCAGTTGATGAAGCAAAAAAACAAATTAAAAAGGCGACAACAAAAAACATTGCTGATAAAGTAATGAAAGAAAACAAAGTTGAGAAAGTTTATAAAAAAGCTGTCAATACACTTAAAAGCAAGGTGAAAAAAAATGTTAAAAAAACTAAAAAAGCTAGTAAGAAAAGTATGGAATAAATATGTTGAATGGCTATTTAAAGGTGCAAAGTAATGGCTAACTATACTGGAGCAAATGTTATTGTAGCAAGTGATGTAACTAAATATCAACCTGATATTTTTGGTTTTGGTATTGCATCGACTGATACAGAGGCAACTAATTTTTTTGCTCAAACTACCAACGATATTTTAAGACAATTACGAATTGAGTGGTGGCCTGTATATAAAACTAATGTTTATACAGATATTACAGTTTTAAATACTAATGAAATGGTTGATACAAAGGTTAACCTAGATCAATTTGAACGAGCTGGAGTCTATTTATTTATAGGAAGATTCCTTGCTCCTGCCCTAACAAAGTTCAGACCTGAAACAGAAAAAGATAGATTTGAGAGAATGNGTGCACACTATATGTCTGAATATAACAAGGAGTGGGATGCAATACTAGAGGATGGTGTTGAATATGATACATCAGGTGATGGAAACATTGTTAAAAACGAAAGAGAACCATTACATAGTACAGGCAGACTAATTAGATAATGGCAGTAGATGTTAGGATCAAATCCAACGCAAAATCTGTACAAAAATCACTAAATAGATTTTTTAATAAATTTCCAAGCATAACTCGTAAAGGACTNGCAAGAGCAAGTTTCAGATTACAATCAATTATAAAAGAACTTACACAACAACAAAAAGATTTTAAAAGACGAAAGTTTGCTCCGTATAGTGAGTCATATTTAAAAAGGCTTGAAGCTGAAGGTAAACCTCAAAAAGTAGATTTATTTTATACTGGAAGAATGTTAGGATCTATAACAGGCAAAGTTAAATCAAATAGAAAAGCAACTATATTTTTTAACAACGCTGAGATGAGACAAAGGGCTTTATTTAACCAAGTTTTAAATGAACCAAAAAGAGAGTTTTTTGGTTTTGATAAAAGAACAGAAAAGATTATACAGAGAGAGTTTGTAATGTTTATGGAAAAAGAAATTAGAAAGTTTAGATTATGAGTACTAGAGAGAATATAGCATCAAATATAGCTTCAACTATAAGCGGTATATCTAGCCCTTCAATTAAAAAGGTTACTAGACAACCATTTGATATAGATGAGTTATCAGATAAACAATATCCAGTTGTAATTGTACAAACAAGCGAGGAAACAAGAGAGGATGTTGAAATTGGAAGTGGGGCTAAAAGAAGGCAAGGAACAATAGACTTCGTTTTATCAGGTTTTGTTAAGGGTGCAGAAACAAATATTGACACTAAAAGAAATCAACTCATCACCGCTATTGAAACTGAATTAGAATCTGATATTACTAGAAGTGGTAATGCACTTGATACAGAAGTTATATCTGTTGAAACTGATGAAGGGACTTTATTCCCTATTGGTGGGATCAGGATGACTATCAGGTGTATATACACATTTGAATCAGGAACACCATAACAGAGGATAAGCGATGGCAAAAATAGGAAACAAAGTTACAAAGATAAAAAAAAAAATAGATCAAATAGAAAAATTACACGATAAAGAATCATTGCTTTGTGAAGAAGTAAAAGATTTATTAGAAGAGATTGAAGAGGATCACTCAGAAGATGAGGAAGTAGAAGAAAACTGGGAAGAAGAAGATGAAGAAGAGTTTGACGAAGAACAAGAAAAATAATATAAGCAATCTAACGGAGGAATAAATATGGCAGTACATCATGGAAAAGAAGGCGAAGTTGCAATTGGAGGAACTGGAGTAGGTGAGTTAAGCTCGTTTACTTTAGAAACAACAGGAGATGTTGTTGAAAGTACAAAAATGGCAGATGCAGCAAAAACTTTTGTTGCAGGTAGAACATCGTTTTCAGGAACTCTAGAAATGCACTTTGACGAAACCGACTCAGCACAAACACAAATGACAGCAGGAGCTAGTCTTACTTTTAAATTAATGCCTGAAGGATCATCTACAGGTGATAGAAAATTTGAAGGTTCAGGTATAGTAACTGGAATGAGTGTTAATCAGCCGATGGATGGTATCGTTGCAAGAAGTGTTACATTTCAGGGAACAGGTGCTTTAACGATTGGTACAGAATAATAATATATGTCACTTATAGATAGAGCTAAATCTCACTTTGAGGCTTTAGGAATCCAATCCATTGAGATTGAAGAGTGGCCTGATGAGGATGGTAAACCCTCTGTTATTTACTGGAAACCAATAACACTTGCTGAAAAGAAAAAACTATTCTCAGGCTCAAGTAATTTAAATGATGTTGGTATTCTTGCTGACGTAGTTATTTTAAAGGCTTTAGATAAAGATGGTAATAAACTTTTCTCAAGCACAGATAAGTTAGATATTATGCATAAAGTTGACTCTGATGTTTTGGCAAAAATATCGACTGCTATGGTTCAAGTAACGTCAGCTTACGAGTCAAAAAAAAACTAAACACTATTCCTGAAATTAGAAATATGCTAATAGTAGCAGACAGGTTAAAAATAACCTTGATGCAGGTATTAGATATGCCCGAAGAGGAATTTAATTTGTGGATAGCACATTTTATGTTAGAAAAAGAAGAGTACGATAGAAAGAGACCTTTATAATGGCACAAAATTTAGTTTTAAATGTATTAGCACGTGATAAGACAAAAGCAGCACTTGGTAGTGTTCAAAAAGGTCTAGCCAATTTAAGATCATCAATTTTTTCTGTACAATCTGCTTTACTTGGTATTGGTGGTGGAATAGCTATTAGATCAATTGTACGAGTAGGATCAGAGGTTGAAAACTTAGGTATTAGATTTAATTTTTTATTTGGTAACGTTAAACAAGGAACAAAGGCATTTGATAACTTGATTAACTTTGCAGCACGAGTTCCTTTCTCCCTAGAGGAAATATCATCTGCATCAGGTAACCTAGCGGTTGTCGCAAAAGATGCAGATGACCTAACTCGTATTCTTAAAATAACAGGTAACGTAGCAGCGGTAACAGGATTAGACTTTAGACAGACCGCAGAGCAAATTCAAAGATCCTTTGCAGGTGGTATAGCAGCAGCAGACGTATTTAGAGAAAGAGGTGTTAGAGCTTTATTAGGATTTAAAGCTGGAGCTACTGTTACGGCAGAGGCTACTATAAAAGCGTTTGAAGATACGTTTGGTGAGGATGGTAGATTTGGTAAAGCAACTGAGGTTCTTGCAACTACATTTACTGGTACTCTATCGATGTTATCAGATAAACTATTTAAATTTAAATTAGAAACAAACAGAGCTGGTTTTTTTGATTTCTTTAAAAACGCACTTGTAGTCATAAACAAAGGGATAGAGGATAACTCAAAAGCACTAACACAATTTGCAGCAGCAGTTGGTGAGGGTCTAGTTAGTTTTATAAAACAAGCATTACTTGGTGGTGCAGCTTTACTTGATATATTACGACCTATATTTCAAGTCGTTGCTGTTGGTATTGGTGGATTAATAGATGTAGTAAAAGGTCTGCCTCCAGGTATAAGAGAAATGGGTATTGTTGGTTTCTTGATGCTTGGTAGAACAGGTAAGATAGCTGTTGTCGGTATTCTTGGATTGCTAAAAGCTATTGGTGTTGATCTTGATGCAATAACAAATAAAGTTTTTGGTGGCACAAAAAAGACAGAGGAGTTTGGTGCAGCATTTAAAAGTGTTAACGAGTTTATAAAAAAAATAGAAGAAAATATTATACTATCAAAAGAGCAACTAGCAGAACTTCAAAAAGAACTAAAAGGCATAGAGGATTGGTTAGAAAAAACTTTAATATCATTTAGTAAAATACAGGACTCTATAAAAAACCAAATTAAAAAAGATTTAGAGTCTATTAACGACACAATAGGTAAATTTATATTAAGTGGAATAAAAGGCTTTTCTAGATCTCTTGCAGAAGCTGTTGTTCTTGGAAAAGAACTTAATAAATCATTTAAAGAACTAGCACAAAAATTATTAGTTGAGGCTCTAGCTTTTACAATACAGATGGTTATACAAGAACAGATAAAAAATATTTTAAGCAAGGATACTCTAGAAACAGAGAAAAAGAAAACAGGTGAATTAAGAAACCAATTAAAAATACAATCTACTATGATGTTAATGTCAGGAAATCCAATGGGCTTTTTAGGTTTTACTGCTATGGCAAATGGTGGAGCTGTTAGAAAAGGTCAACCGCTTTTAGTTGGTGAAAGAGGTGCAGAAATGTTTATTCCTAATAGCACAGGCCAAATTACACAATCAGCTAGAGGGTCAGGCGGTAGATCTGCTGTAGTAAACTTTAATATAAACACAATAGACTCTAGAGGCTTTGATCAGGCCTTAGTAGAAAATAGAGCTACAATAACATCAATAATTAATAATGCTTTAACAGAAAAAGGTAGAGGGGAGTTAATTTAATGTCAGGTGCGTTTCCAATATCAACTGCTGATTTTTCAACTATGGGGATCAGATCATTACAAAATACTATTATATCTAAATCCTTATCAGGAAAAAAACTATCAAGACAAATAGATAATCAAAGGTTTGGTTTTACTGCAAAGATTATTATAGGA